GCCCCTTTTGGGAACAGGTTGAGGCACTGCGCGCTACAGAGAAAAGGCAGCAAATTAGTCCTGTTCTCAATAAGCTCAGACAGCTGACTTTACGACCGGGTCTTCGGAATATCTTAGGTCAGGCAAAACCAAAGTTTTCTCTTACCGATTTATTTTACAAACGCCGGATTGTATTAGTTTCTTTAAATAAAGGTATTACTGGCGGGGAGACCAGCAGGCTCATTGGTAGTCTGATTGTCGGCTTGACATGGACACTGGCGCTGTCGCGGGCAGGTATTCCAGCCGAGAAACGCCATATTGTTTCCATATTCATAGATGAGCTGCAGGATTATCTGTCGTTACCTACAGATTTATCTGACGCATTAGCGCAGGCGAGAGGCTTGGGGGTCGGGCTGACACTGGCACACCAATACCGCGACCAACTGCCGATGGGTATCCGCTCCGGGGTTGATGCTAACGCCAGAAATAAAATCGTGTTCGGATTAAACAGTAAAGATGCTAAAGACATGGCAGCAATGGCACCGGAACTCACAGCCGAGGATTTTATGGCTCTGCCCCGTTACCAGATTTATACTTCGTTCCAGTCTGGAGGCAAGAACACTGGCTGGGTACAAGGCAGAACCCTGCCGCCACCGCCAGCTTTGCGGGATGCCGCCGAGCTTAAAGCACGGAGCCAGGCCGCCTACGGCATCCCACCGGAACAGACCGAGGAGGAATACCTCAGCATATTCACCACAAATAACAGAAACGCCGAGGAGAACCCCGGCGACATTAACATCGGGAGGAGGAAAAGACCATGACGAACCGACTGACGAACGGCGGCGGCAAACCACAAGCGGAAAACGCGGGGATAAAGGGCTTTGCGCGGTTTAACGTCCGAGATTCCTTTAGCGTACCCGCTTCGGATCCCCCTGCCGTGGGCGGCACCCCTGATACTGACAGCCAAACATCACAGCGTGTGTCCAAAAGACGGTTGCTGGAAATCGACAGTCGTCTGGGGGAGCGCGACCGGGAGCTGCTTGGCGTGGTACAGCAATACCGATATTTGATGACCGGGCAGATACAACGACTCGTATTTACAGAAGCTGCCAACTCTTCTGCCGGGCTTAGGGCTACCAATCGTAATCTCAAAAAATTATATGAATTTGGACTCATTAACCGTCTGTCCCGGAGGATTGGTGGAGTACGGGCAGGATCGAGTTCCCTCATCTGGTATCTGACCCACGCTGGAGAAAGGTTACTTCGTTTAAGCAATAATGAGACGCATCCCATACGGCGTTTCTTCGAACCCAGCCCCCACTATTTGGCCCATTCGTTAGCCGTTGCGGAAACTGCCATCCAGCTCATGGAGATCTGCCGCAAAAACGGGCCGCAGATTACCGCTTTGCAGTTAGAACCGGAATGCTGGCGGGCGTATAGCAGCGCCGGGGTGTCATGCTCCCTCAAGCCGGATTTATATGCGGTAACTGTGACAGAAGAATATGAAGACCGCTATTTTATCGAGGTGGACCTCGATACTGAATCCCCTGCAAAGATTATAGAAAAGTGCCAGAAGTACCACACGTACTACCGCTCAGGTTTAGAGCAGGAAGCATCAGAGATGTTCCCGCTCACAGTCTGGATCGTACCGAGCGCCGCCCGGAAAGAAAAACTTATCCGGCATCTCAAGGAGGCTTTTGACAAACAGGCAAGGCTGTTCGCGGTGATCGCCTGCGATGAGCTGGAGCGTCTCATTCTGGAGGGGGGTGACCGGGAGACTCTGTGTTAGGAAATACTGTCCGGCCTGTAGCCCAGCCATGCTGCGGCAGGAGAAACATCAGTGGGATCTGCGGATAATTATCCACATCAACGTTTAACTTTGGAGAATTATATATGGAAAGAAAATTTTCAATCAGTGAGGCCATCATATTGTTAGGCCGGATATCTTTGATTGAAGAAGACATAAACAAACTGATCAGCCAGTGTGCGGGCAGCGAATATGAGAATGTCAATGCGGTATGGGATATACTGCCCCATAAGGAATGTGTGGCGGTAACATCCCACACTACGGCAGACATCACTTTCGACAGTTATTATCTGGCCGAAGCTATGCTGGGGATCATCTGCAAGGCGGCTGACCTTAATGAGCCGGAAACAGCCAGAAAGGCCGAAGAAATATTTGTCCGGTTAAGAAAAATACAGGAAGAAATAAATGACAGGGAATAATTATCCGGCAGGATAACGCCGGCTGTTCTCCGGGCTGTATGTATGGCTGAGCCACAGGCCGGACACAGCTGTGGCAGAGTTCCAAAACCTGACAATATACCAATAACATTTTTAACCACAGAAAGGAGGCCAGCCTATGGCACAAGAAGCTACTATTAAGTTCTTTGACATGTTCGCCGGCATCGGCGGATTCCGCGCCGGGCTGGAACGGGCCGGAGGGTTTTCCTGCATCGGCCATTCAGAAATCGACAAACATGCCCACAGGGCCTACCAAAACTTATACACCATTGATTCAGAGGAGGTTTTCTATGAAAACGCAAAAACCATCAATGCAGAAGAAATGCCAGACTTCGACCTGCTCTGCGCCGGGTTCCCCTGCCAGAGTTTCTCCGTTGCCGGAAAGCGCCGTGGCTTTAAAGATGCAAGAGGAACGCTCTTTTTTGACATCGCGCGTGTCCTTAAGGCCAAACAGCCTGCGTTTTTTCTACTTGAAAACGTTCCCGGCCTGCTTAGCCATGACGAGGGGCGGACATTTACGGCCATCATCAGCACGCTATCAGAACTGGGGTACGGCGTGGAATGGCAGGTGCTTAACAGCAAGCATTTTGGAGTCCCGCAGTCACGCAGGCGGCTGTATATTGTCGGATATATTGACCCAAAATGTGCCGGAAAAATATTACCTCTCCCAGAAACAGGCGGAAAAGCTCTTATACAAATCACCGGCGGGGCACAAGGGGAAAGAATCTATGACCCCTCTGGCATCGCCTGCACCCAGCTCGCCAGCTCCGGCGGAGGCGGCGGGAAAACCGGGCTGTACCTCGTGAGCTGCAGCAGACGCGGGGTAGTCTCGGACGCACGTGATTCCACCCGCACCCTCACTGCCAGCTATTCCAAAGGCATAAGCTCAAGCCATGCGCGTGACGGCGTCCTCCTGGTCAAGGAAGCCACCATGCGCGGGTATAGCGAAGCAGGGCCGGGCGATTCGGTGGACACTTCCTATGCCGGGCAGAACCAAAAACGCGCGCGTGTAGGGCACGGCATCGCCCATACCATTACCACGAATGCAGACAAAGCCGTGGTTGGTACGGACATGAGAATCCGCCGCCTCACCCCACGGGAGTGCCTGCGGCTGCAGGGGTTTCCTGACGGGCAGATTGACCGGCTGCTGGCCGTGACTTCCGACACCCAGGCTTATAAACAGGCCGGCAACGCCGTGACCGTCAATGTGATCCATGCCCTTGGCCTGCGCATCAAAGCCGCATACACGGCAGGCGCGGGAGCCGGGGCAGAAAAGGGGGCGGCAGGACAGAAAAGAAAAAACGCGGGCGGCCAATGTCTTCGCATGACGTATCCGTCACGCCAGAGTTCCGAGAGACGCCGGATATTGAGAAATTGGGCCGGGTGCTGCTCTCCGTTGCGACCAGCCTGACCGGGGCTGATGGCAGGGCAAGCCCTGCGCCAAAGGGCATTTCTGCAAAAAATCTTTTTCGCCAAAAAAGGAAGGGGGATGCCATGACATAGCCATTTACGGTTTTATATCCCCCATATAGGCATAATGGGCAGCCGCACAAATATTATCTGTTTCCTAAAAAAGATAATTTGGGCGCTGCCGGAAAGGAGGCTTTAGGAAAAATAGCAAGTAACATAAAAACCAAGTAAACATTGCGGCATGGTGCGCAGCCAGGTTCGGGGCGCGCCATGGCCGCCCCCGTTCTGCGCCCCAAAAACCGCAAGAAAGGAGGGCAAATGTTTACGAAAAGATTCGGTCTGGAAATCGAGTTTACCGGGATCACCCGGCAGAAAGCAGCAGAAACCGCCGCACATTATCTGAACGGCACGGTCGATGTTGCCGGGGATTATTATGACACTCACAGGATAACGGCCCCAGACGGCAGAATTTGGAAAGTCATGTATGACGGCAGCATCCACTGCCAGAAAAAGGAGGGGCGAAGAGCCATGCCCGCCGACAGCAGTTATAGTGTGGAGCTGGTCAGCCCCATCCTGCGCTACCGGGAAGACATTGGCCAGATACAGGCCCTGGCGCGGAGGCTCCGCAAAGCCGGGGGATTCGCCAACAAGTCCTGCGGCATCCATATTCATCTGGATGGTTCTGACCACACGCCGAGAAGTATCCGTAACTTCGTCAACATTATCTACGCGCACAACGACCTGCTCTACAAGTCATTGCAGATTGCGCCGGAACGGATGCGCTATTGCAAGAAAATGGACGCGATTCTCGTAGGGCGGATGAATGAGGTGAAACCAAAAACACTGAAGCAGATAGAGTCCATCTGGTATGAGAACTATACGGGTAGCCGGAACGGCCACTACCATCAGAGCCGCTATCATTTTCTCAATTTGCACAGTTTCTTCCATGGCAGCCATACGGTGGAACTCAGGGGGTTCAACAGCACACTCTACGCCGGGAAAATCCGGGCGTATATCGTGCTGGCGCTCGCCCTGAACCATCAGGTGCTTACCCAAAAAAGCGCCAGCTGCCGGAAAGTGCAGGAAGAAAACGAGAAGTTCGCAATGCGCGTGTGGCTGAACCGGATTGGGTTTATCGGCGATGAGTTCAAGAGCTGCCGGGAACATCTTTACCAGCATTTAGACGGCAATGCCGCCTGGCGGTACGGCTCCAAGGAAAATGTCAGGAGCCACATTAAACCGAGAATGGAGGACAAAACGCATGAGTAAAAATAACAATCCGGCAAAAGACAAGTTCTATATCGCCTATGGCTCTAACCTCAACCTAAAGCAGATGGCACGACGCTGCCCCACGGCCAAAGCCGTAAAAGCAACTTGTCTGCATAACTACCGTCTGATGTTCCGGGGCAAAGGCACGGCTGCCGCTACGATCGAGAGGTGTCATGGCGGCAAAGTCCCCATCCTCATCTGGCAGCTGCAGCCAAATGATGAGCATAACCTCGATATTTATGAGGGCTTCCCCCATCTTTACCGCAAAGAGACGCTAAAAGTGACGGTGAACGGCAGACGGGTTCAGGCAATGGTTTATATCATGAACGAAGCCCCGCATCCTTATGGCACGCCATCCCGCAGCTATTTTGACACTATCCGTGAGGGGTATGAAGATTCCGGGTTTGATACAAAAATTCTGCGCAAGGCTGTGCTGGACTCGGTCTGGGAGGCGTATCTGGCGGAAAAATATGAGGGAGGTGAACAGGATGACGGAGAGAATCAAAGAGCAGATTGAGGCTGTCCGCCGAAGCGGAGAAACCAATATGCTGGACACCCGCATGGTACAGTGGATCGCCAACCGTGAAAACTACTTCGAGTTAGTCATTTATCTGGAAGAACACCGGGATGAATATGTAAATTACATCTTCACCGGCAAAGCCCCAGAAGAAAAATGACGCATATTACACCATATCGTACAAGAAAAACAAGAATTGCTGGAATCCGCGATCTGAGTGATAGATGTGTGTAGCAAAAAGAAAGGAGCAAAAACATGAACGAGAAGTACAATTACAACCTCCACGGCAGCGGCAGGAAGCCACTGGTCGAAGCCATCAGCCAGATACTGGATCGGCCCGCCGTCTACCAGGGCGCGCCCAGCTTCTCTTACATAATTGGCGATTATACCGTAGACCGGAACGGCATACTCTCCTGTGCTGGCAGTGTCCAGACGGAAACCGCAGAAACGTTGGTTGAGGATTTATGCGAGCGCGGGTTTGTGGCAGAGGCCATGACAAGCGAAACAGAATCAGAAGAGCCTGAAACCGCAGAGAATGATCCGGGTGAGGAAAATACAGAAGAAACTGCTATCACAGAAAACACGCCGGATAGTAATCCCCCTGATACACTTACGGTTGAGATGCCTGACTCCGGATTCACTCCCGAAGCACGGGAAAACCTCAAAAAGATAGTTGCCAGCAAAGCGACATTGTTAAGGCAGGCCTTAGAAACGGACAGCTTGCCAATCATAGAGCATGACGGCAAAATCGCTTTTCCGTGGTTCACGCTTCATGGATTGGGTGGTGAAGCTGAAGCTTATAGCCTGTTAGTTACAGGAATCTGTAAAATGGCAAAGAACCAGAAGCGGGTAACAGCAACGGAAAAGCCGGTAGAAAACGCCAAATTTGATATGAGGCTGTTCCTGATCCGGCTGGGCTTTATTGGTGACGAATATAAGACCGCCCGCAAAATCCTGCTCCGTAACCTCAACGGTAACAGCAGCTGGAAGTCCGGTCATAAACCGGAACAGCCAGAAAGAAACATGGCGAGTAACGAATCTATTGAGCCCGTTACGGCTCCAGAAGATGAGATGTCAGAGGAATTCTCGGAAAACAAAAACGAAGGCGGTGAAGCATATGGCAAATAATAATTTCCCCAATGAACATACCGTGGAATTGGTGCGGAAAATGTACCCTGCAGGTACACGGGTGGAGCTTGTGTACCGTTTTAAGGACGGGACGTTCCATATAGTCCCGGAAGAAGCTGAAATCGTCCGACAGATATTTACGGATTTCCTTTCCGGTATGGGATTCAACGCCATTATTAAAAAACTGAACCATGCAGGTATCCCTGCTAAACGCGGCGGTTTATGGAGTGAAACCACCATCAGCAACATCCTCCACAATGAGAAATACACAGGCGACCTTCTTTTGCAGAAGTATTACCGTCTAGACCACATCAGCAAGAAAAACGTAAAAAACCGTGGGGAGCTGCCGCAGTACTTTGTAGAAAACAGCCACGATCCTATCATAAGCAGGGAGGTTTTTGAACAGACACAGCAGGAACTGGAACGCCTAATCAAAAAGTTTTGCATAACTAGAAATCCTCACAGGAGCACCCTTTTTACGAGTCTGATCCGCTGCGGGCTGTGCGGCAAGAATTTCCGCCATAAGATTGCCAACGCCGGGAAGAAATGCGAAAAGCCGGTATGGTGCTGCTCCACATTCAATGCCCGCGGCAAAAATGCCTGCCCTGCGCAGCAGATACCAGAAAACATTTTAATCACCAAAACTGCAGAAATTTTAGGCGTAACAGGTTTTGACCGTGAAACACTCATGGAACAAATTAAAGAGATTCTAGTGCCAAAGCATTATTGTCTGGTTTATGTATTCCATGACGGGCGTACCAAAGGAGTAACCTGGCAGCATAAATCCCGCCGGGAAAGCTGGACGGATGAGATGAGACAAAAGGCACGGGAAAATGCCCGGCGGCAGGCGGAAAGGAGAAAGAAATGACTGGCGCAAGAATCGTCCACAAAATAGAAAGCAGGAACAGCCTGCACCCATCCATGACGGATACTGCTAAGCAGAAAAAGCGTGTGGCGGCTTATGCCCGGGTTTCTACCGACTCTGATGAACAGCTATCCAGTTATGAAGCGCAGGTTGAGTTTTATACCCGGCATATCCAAAGCAATCCAGAATGGGAGTTTGTCAATGTATATACGGACGAAGGCATCTCCGGTACAAATACCAAAAAACGTGAAGGGTTTAACCGGATGGTTGCGGATGCACTTGGTGGCAGGATTGACCTGATCCTCACCAAATCCATCAGCCGTTTCGCCCGCAATACAGTCGATACGCTGACCGCCGTCCGCAAACTGAAAGAGAAAAATGTGGAAGTATATTTTGAGAAAGAAAACATCTACACGCTGGATGCCAAAGGTGAGGTCATGATTACGATTATGAGCAGCCTGGCGCAGGAGGAAAGCCGTTCTATCTCTGAGAATGTAACCTGGGGAAAACGCCGCAGCATGGAAGAAGGCAGGTTCTCCCTTGCGTATAAATACTTTCTCGGCTACAAAAAAGGTGATGACGGTATTTTAGAAATCGTGGAAGAAGAGGCTAAAATTGTCCAGGAAATCTACCAGCTATTCTTGGAAGGTAAAACCATCCGTGCAATTGCCGACCACCTTACCAAATGTGGGATACCAACGCCAAGAGGCAAAGAAAAATGGAGCGTCTCTACTATCACGAGCATCCTTACTAACGAAAAGTATAAAGGCGATGCCCTGCTCCAAAAAACCTATACTACCGATTTTCTAACCAAGAAAAGTAGAAAGAACAACGGCGAACTGCCGCAATACTATATCAAGGATTCCCATCCGGCAATCATAGACCCGGCAACCTTTGACCTGGTACAACAGGAAATTGAGCGGCGACGGCCTGACCGTCGGCAGTTGCACCGGAGCAGTCCATTTACAGCCAAAATCATATGCGGCGAATGCAGCGGCTACTATGGGCGGAAAGTTTGGCACAGCAACAGCAAACACCGCAAATATATCTGGCGCTGCAACCAGAAATATGGAGCAGAAACAGCGTGTTCTACTCCTAATCTGGATGAGTCTGCCATCAAAGCGGCATTTGTGGAAGCGTTCAACCAAATGCTGGACGATAAAGAACAATATATTGCCCGGTTTGAGAAAATGCTACCATTACTGGCAGATACCACAAAGCTGGAAGCTAAGATAACGGAAGCTCAGACCAAACATGATGAGCTGATGGATAATCTCCGCCGCTATATGGAGGAAAATACCCGTCAAATCCAAGATCAGGAAGAATACAACCGCCGCTTTTCTGAACTGGATGCAGAATGTAAAAAGTCTGAGGAGGAAATAGCGGCTATACAAAAAGAGCTTTTGTCACAATCAGGCAGGAAGGAGCAAATCCGCCGCTGCTTGGATGAGCTGCGGGAATGCGGGGATATCCTTGAAGAGTATGACCTTGATTTATGGAACTCCATGATTGAATCCGTTACAGTATACACTGACAAAAAACTGGTATTCCTATTCCGGGATGGGACGGAAGTTGCGGTGCCGATGCCAGAAAAACAAAAATGACAAAAACAACATAACAGTACTTTAGTAATACACAGTTTAGCTGTGAGCAACTTAGCGAAATAAAGCCTGCGGGATCTCGTGGGCTTTTTGCCATCCCCCCTCTTCCTCCATTAGGCACTACCTGGGTAGAGGCAGCGGAGTGGGAATCCACGGCAACGATTGTCGTTGTTCGACGGGTAGACGGCAGTTGGGGTGAGGTTCAAAACCCAGCCGTTGGTAGCCGAGCCAGATGTACGCGACCGAGCGTCGCCGTTGTTGCCGACACTTACTGCACCGCTACCTACATACGGGTTCGGTATGAGTTCTATATACCCACTACGGATAAAAGCCAATGGCAATGTATTATATTAGTGGTACTGTTTATGAAGTTATTTAACCTACAAAATATTTACATCACATGTATCTCATCCTCTGAAAACCAACCATTTGATAATGCCGTATTTTTTACAGAGTCTATATTCTCTGTATAAGCAATGACTGCAAGACTCTTTTGTGCACGCGTACAGGCAACATAAAAAAGACGTGCTGTTCTTGCAATGCTTGTATCTTTACCATCACGTTCATTTTTTATATCAGTATCCGTTTTCTCTTTTGCTCCGAAAAGTTTTTCATAACTGAATGAAAATCCTCGTGCTTGAGCATCGTCTACAATAACCATAACTCTCGGGAATTCCAACCCTTTGACGCCCTGGTGTGTAGCAAAACGAGTGTTATCTGTTACATAGGCAGCGTATTTTTCTAACTCACTAAAAGGAACTGAAAGTGCATTTCTTAAGGCGGTTATTTTCTCGCCTTCATCTTCGGAATACTCCGCCAAAATACTATCTACTCGACTGCCCGTTTTAAATAATCCTGTTTCTTTAATGACTTTTAAGACATCTAAACATAGTGGATCTTTATTTTTGCTCCATAATTTCGTCAGTTTATCAACAGCAGCATTCGCGTTCCGGAGAGTTTTAACCTGGGCTCCTGCTGTTATCCCAAAAGCTTCTTTGCCTATAAGCGGAGAATTCTTTCTAACAATTTTCGCAATTTCAAATTCATCTCCGTTCTTGAACGCCTTTACCAACGGCGATACTATTTTATATAGAATTGATAATTCTGCAATTGAACCCTCTCGCAAAGATGTGTCAAATTGCTTAGAGTCATTTAATGGCATATACAAGTTAGAAAAACCGAACCGACTGGCGGCCATATGATGCTCAAGGATTAGGCTTTTATAACCAGTATCCTTATTCCAGTCACTATCATCAGTATGCTTGGCCATAAGAGTAGCAACTTTCTTTTCAATGAGTTCCTTGTCTGCTTTGGAATCCACTATAAATAACCGGACAGCTCCTGTCTCTGCATCAGATCTGGATTGTTGTTTTTGCCCATCAACTGTTTTTCGGATAGCATTGGCTAAGTCCACGATACGAGTGGCACTCCGATGATTCATAATTTTCACAGGCTTTGCCCAATCCTTAGGAATGCATGCAGCTAGGTTATCTTTCCCATCATTATAAATTTTCTGCATAGTATCGCCAAACATTCCAACTATAAAGCTGTCTTTATATTTATCGCATACTATTAGCAAAGCATCTACTAGTTCTCTTTTAGTGTCTTGGCTTTCGTCAATCAGCAATATGGGGTATTTCGTAGTAAGAATATCCTGCATGGTTGGTTCTTTTGCGATAAAATCTGTGCTCATCTTAACAACCTCACTATGGCTAAGACTATCAACCCCTATATTATCACCATTTGGATTATAGGAAAATTTCTTTATAACTTTAACCTTAGAAAGGCGCTCGGTTTTTCGTTTAATATCATCAGCTCTTTTGGCAGTTGTTCTTTTGTTTTGTTTTTCTTGAAGATCCTCAATCTCAGTTTTAATTGATTGTATAACCCATGCCTTAATGTCTTCCTGATAATTTTTGATTAACTCCCATAAAAAACTATGTATGGTAGACACAGAAAAAATTGGCTTATATTGCAATCTTCTAGATATCTCATCACGGGCCGCATTCGTATATGTAATGACGGCGATTCGTTTTCCTTGCATTAAAATCTCTTCTCCATACTCGCTATCTAGGAAAGTAAGCGTATTAATCAGGCTTCTGGTCTTTCCGGATCCCGCTCCAGCAAATACAAAAAAGCACTTGGGGTTATTTTTTGAAAAACACTTTTGTATTTCTTGATCAACATGATCATCGATATGGTCATCTATAGAATATTGTTTTGCAGATATTGTTTTCATTATCGTTTTATCCCTCTGGCTCTAAACAAGATTGCATCCAAGTTAACCCTTCATCAATATAAGCCGGAACCTCAAGATCATTTGGATCGATAGCATAAATCAAATCTAGAGCAAATTCTGCTTTCTGGTCAGATTTTCCTTCGCGCAATGTCTTATATATTCCACCTAAAAATTCATCAAAACTACTTGATGAACAGATTGTGTCACTTATCTTTTTTACTAAGCTGCCAGCATCATCAAGTGACAGATCTTTAAAAGTCTGATAGTTAGTATATACTAGACAGTCCTCAAATGTACTGGCAAGCGCTTCTTTTTCTTCGCCTTCATAATTAACAGTTGTTGGTGTTTGGTATGCAACACGAATAGAATATTTATATGGTGTTTCTTTATAAATTTCTTTTTGAGCATAAGGCAAATCTAAGAGTTTGTCCAAATCACTTTCTTTTATTAGCCATTTGGCTATAGTATAATTACCGCTGATAAGTTCTTTTCCACGTTCTGGCTGTGCTGCTTTGTGATGCCCTTCTTTTACGGCAGAATCTAAGTCTGCAATGACAAGCGTTGGTAAACATAATTTTTCGATAAGCGGAGCCAAACGATGCGAATGACGTCCATTGATGCTAAGTATTGAAATATACCTTTGATACAATCCATGATATTTATTTCGGATAAAGTGCGGGAGCAACATAAGCTCTGCTGAACCTTCCACCAAAATAGCTGCATCGGCAAAAAACAAATCACAATGAGTTGTTTGCAAGTAACGTGTAACAAATTTATCTGTCGTGTCTCCTTTTCCAAATACATCAGACAGATTTATGACTTTAGACGTTGCAATATTTTCTTCAATCCCTTCCGAAAGCCGTTTAAAATAGCGTAACTCTGAAAAATCGCTTTCGCGTGCGATGTGGCTGGAATGGGTACTGATTACTAATTGTGTAGAAAAGTTTTTATTCTTTTTTATAAGTTTGTGATTTGTTAAAACATCATAAGCCTTACGAATAAATACTTGCTGCACCTGTACATGAAGATGCGCCTCGGGTTCCTCGACTAAAACCAAGTGCAATGGCTCAATCGTTTTATTAGTATCTTCCTGTGCCTTCCTCGCTTTCCCCTCACGCATCCAATCATCCCTAAAACGCATAAGACCAAATACCATAGAAATAAGATTCTGATATCCGAGACCATTATATTTTTCCGGTAGCTTTAATGTATTATCATTCTTGCTAAGAGCATATTGAACGGCAGAATCATGTTTTAGCGTCTCCCCGGTCACCATTTTAGTAGTAATAGTGAGTTTGGGATCGGCCACACCCGGATAGCCTAGACTTTCTAGCTCTTTGATTGCTGGTCTGAATTTAATCTCTAGATTTCTATCAAATGCTTTCTTTGCGTCTTCAGTAGCTTTTAAAATATCAAGATCCTCTGACGATGGGGCTTTTTCAGGATCTAGATGTTTATCATAATAGCTTCGTAACTGCTCCGACAGCTGCTTTTTCGAAGCATCATTATTGTCTGGATTATCAGGACCAGCAAAACCTCTCTGAGCATCGATCATGTCCACTTTTACAATCCCCTTTAATGGACGATCCGTGAAACATTCCATCTCAAAAGGAGTTACCTGCGGTTTGTCAAAATCTTCATGCTCTGGATTTAGGATAAAAGTTTTGATAACAAAAAGAGCATTAAAGTTTTTATCTAAATACTCACATAAATCTTTTGGATATAAATGAATATTACCATTTTTGCCAGTTTTCTTTTTTGATTGTGCTTTTTCTGTTTGTCGAGCAGCAAAGAAAGCTTCGCGGTAATCAGCAAAAATTTTAGCAATGTCTTTTGGCAAAAAGGCCAAGCGCACTCCCAATTTCCCACCACGCCATTTCAAAGTTGGAATTATATCCGCTACATAATGGATCTCATTACGAGGCACATCCAGCCAAATATCCATTTTAGGGATAATCGGATCCCATTCCATTAAATCTTTGGGCTCCTCACATTTTTCTTGTACCCATGCGTCTCCAATTGCATTAATTGCGATACGTTTTGATATTGTTATGTCGTTGAATGTAAATTTACGGTCTGAAAGGAATTTCCCAAGTGCGTCCATAGCAGAAGTCTTACCACTGTTATTTGCACCAACAAAGAGAGTTGTCTTTTCACTAAAATCAATACGGCATTGTAGCAGCTTTCGGAAATTCTGAATATTTATAGTCAATATTTTCATTAGATTACCTCGCTTCCAGTCATCGGTATCAATATTGTAAATTATATCATATTTTATAGAAATAACAATATATGGTGAATAATCAAGAAAATATCAATATATCAGAAACAAGTGTATTATGGTGCATTGTGGTGCAAATACAAAACAGAATGACGTAATCGTGTAAAATGTGGTGCAAAGGGATTACAGTGTATCATCTGTGACGTGTAGACACAGTTAAAGCACGCCCTCTTAAAGCTGTCGGACGCCTGGGATTTTTCCTTTTCCGCATATCCTGCTGCTCCAACGTCCTGCTTGCCGATCCACTCTCCCGACCTCTCATCTTTGATTTCCACTATGCAGTAAAGATTTCCGTCAATGCTCTGATGGCTCCTCTTCCAGCCAAATGCGCCGAACGTCTCATCCAATATCCGCTGATCCACCCTCGCATCCTTATACAGGAGAAGGCTTACGCCCTTCTCGCTTACTGCCGCCGCACGGCATTCTATTTCATCTGCCCATAGCAGACGTATTGTCGGAACATTCATATTCTCCATGCCTCCCTCTACGCCGCCTTAACCTGAAATTTCCGTGAAACGGATTCTTTCGCATAGTCCTTATAAAGCTGCGGGTTCTCCTGCTTAAAAAGCTTCGTGTCCAGCCGGAAGCTTTTCACATTGCTCCATGATATTCTATATCTTTCGCTGAAAGCCTTCTCGTTTTCCTTCATAAACATCTTAATTTCCTGCTCAATGCGGCTCTGCTCGCATTGAAGCTTTTCTATCTGCGCCAAAATTTCCATTCTCCGATCTAACTTCTCATCAAATCCGACCAGCTCTATGCTGCTGCCTGTTTCCACCATGCAAAAATAACGGTTTAACGCCTCTCCGCACATCTTAGAGCCGTCCGGCTCCGGCATCCGGCCAGCCATGACATATTTCTCCCAGAAATCCTTTTCCGCCTCTACCAGCCTGCGAACAACGTCATCGTCCCATTCCAGCTTATGATAGACAAATTCCTTTCCAAGAATGACCGCGGCAAGATACCATGCCCGCCTGCCCGTCACCGCCATGTAATGATAGCACTGCATGGCGTAATGAAGCGGAATCTTGCCGTCCTTCCACTTGTCGGCATTGTATGCGCTCGCCGTCTTGCATTCCAGCCCCGCATCCTCCCCGACGACCAGACGGTCCACATCCGCAATCATAAACGGATGCTCCACGCTCCGGTACAAATAATTGGAACGGCGCGCCTTCAAACCCGTCGCCTCCATAAAACGCTGCGCCACATAGTCCTCAAGGTCCGCTCCCTGCCGCATAGCCTCGTTGTCCTGCTCCTCCACTTCTTTGCCTGTTTTGTCATAAAACAGCTTAATCAGGTTTCCATATGGATTCAAGCCGCAGACTGTCCCTGCGTCCGAGCCGCCTATTCCTGTCTTTCTAAGGGTCAGCCATTCTTTCTTTTCCATGCCGGCCGTTGATATTTTTTCGTACATATGCTTTTCTCCTCCTTTTCCTGAAAAGGACGGGCGAAGGTATGCGTCTTTCCTGCCCGCCCTTCCTCCTGTTATGCAGCGCATGCCATCTGGTACGCTTTGTCAATGAGCGGATTCCCCTCTACTGTCTTAAGGAAGAGGTTCTCCCTGTAATTTCTCGTCTTGCGTATCGGCTCCGCATGGGTGGCGAAATCAGAAACCGCATTCACGAAACGGTATCCATTCTTTCCCATGTCCCGCAAGTCCGGGGCGTCAAAGTACCTTGCCTTCATGTCCCCAAGCAGGGCGAGGTTGTTTTTCCTCTGCGCCGCCGTCATGTCCGCCGTAACCGGAAAGAACTCTGACATATATTCCATAGCCTTCTTGTCCGTCAGACGCCTCCGCGCTAATTCGTCCACGCCTTTTCCAAGCTCTTTCATATACTGCTCCGCAAATTGAAGCGTCGTCCGCGCGTCGTCAATCCTGTCTAAGATATTTGACGTGTGCTTCGTCATCCATGTGCGCTTCGCCGTGCGGAATGCAAGGTTTAACGTGTTCTGGCAGACAACGCGCACTGGCGTCATAGCCGCCTTAATGGAACAGCTCCCGTCATGGGAATTCATAATGACAAAGTAAGGCTCCACTTCGTCCCCCGCGATAATGAACCGCTGCGGAAGCCTCGCAAGCAGGAACGTCCTTCTGCCTCCCTGCAACGCCCCCGCCGTCTCATACCGGACCCCGCCTCCAAGAAGCTCGTCCGTGAAGGCGAACGCCTCCTCATTCTGCACGACCTGGTAACGGTCGCTCACAATTCCCAGAACGCTCTGGTCAAAGTCCCTGACGTTCGCCTTATAACCGGAAACCAAAACGCCGTCGGACGTGCATACATCCTTCTGCTCCACTTTCCAGTCCAGCCCGGCAAGGCGCAGGGCTTCCTCTGAATTTGGGCATTCCTCCACGACCGTCCCGATCCCATGCCAGGGCTTTACCCTTACGGAAAACATTGTCTCAACATCTGCCGGCATCCTTATCTCCTCCTTTCCAGCCGCACCGCAATCCAGATGACTGCATTGGCCGCCGCTTTTCCTACAAGCTTCAAAATCTTAATTCCTGTCTGCATGATAAAATCCTCCTTGTTTTTGCGCGCAGTTACGTTGCCTTTTGGCATCCATAATGCGCTGGTTAATTTGTTACAAAAGAATAATATATCAACGCTTCGCTTCTGTTTGCGGATTTGTACGCTCCGTGGGGACATAAAAAAAGACCGCCATTTCTGACAGTCTTTTTTATGTGATGATTTTTTACTTTTTGATTTTAATGCTCTTTTTTCCGCTCCATTTTCCATAATACAGCGTACCGTCTATGCGTTTATATGTCCTCGCCCTCACATAATACGTTTTCTTCATCTTAAGTTTTTTGAGCGTGATGGAGCCGCCCTTCTTTTTCATGCTCTTTGCTCCTTTAAAATTCTTTTTCAAGCCGTACTGTATCTGGTATCCGTCACAGTCCGAAAGCCCGCTTAGTTTCAGCTTGACGCTTCTGGTCTTTACATTTTTCGCGCTCTTTATCTTAGCCTTGACAGATTTCGCTATGCGGATTTGATCCGCTTCGCTCAAATTGCCGTCGGAATCATTTGATCCGCCTGGTTTCTGGGCAGTCCCGCCAGTCCCCGGCCGTTCTTTTTTCTTCCACTGCGCATATACGGTTATGTCTGACGTGACTTTTGTATTCTGCGTTACCGCTGCGCCTCCGGCTGGCAGAGTAAACCATCCCGTCAGGTCATACCCGCTCCGTTCCGCCATCGGTAACGTCCCAATCTCCTTCCCTTCTTCCCTTTTTCTGCTTGCCTCGCTTAAAATTTTTCCTCCGTTTGCATGGAAAGTTATCGTGTATGTCTTTTTTCCCGGGGACGGCGGGGTGACTTCCGAGCCAGACGCAGGATTCACGGTAACAGTGATCTCCTTACTGGCCGCCCTGTATCGCTCTGTCTCAGATGCCGTGATAGTAATCTTTGCCATTCCGGCTCCTTCGATCACTACGATTCCGTCTTCGGAGACGCTCGCCACGGAAACGTTGTCGACCTGATACGTCAGGATTCCGTCTCCGCTTGTCTCCGCTCCGATAAGGAATGCCCTGTCTCCAACCGTCTTCGTAAAATCCGAAGCTGTGATAATCTGCTCCTGTTTCTCCATTTCTCCATTTTCATCCGTCAAAACATAATGGATTCCATTTTCTACCGCATATTGATGCGCCCATGTGCCCTTTTTACAATGTATTGCTAACTCTGTGCAATCTCCAAAAATATTTCCTTCCCCATCTGTGGATGTTACGCTTTCTGGAATCTCTATGGATGAAAGCTTTGTACAGCCTAAGAACGCATTTTCGTCAATAATTTCCGTTCTGTCCGTTATCTGGGCCTCTGTTTTTCCGGCCGGGCAGCAGATAAGACGTTTAAAGTCTTTGTCATATAGGCATCCATCATCGCTGCTGTACGTTTCATTCTCCCACACAGAGATTAATTCAAGATTTGGGCAGTCCCAAAAAGCATTCCTCCCTATCTCCCTGACATTTGAACCGACTATTATCTTGTTCAAAAACCGCAATCCAGAGCAGGCATTGTCCGCTATGGAAACCACATTGCAGACAGCGCCCTTAACCGTTATTGTATCAGGCATTTTCAGCGCATATCCTTCCGCATCTCCCCCGTTTTCTATATACCCGTCTTCACTTTCAAGCTGATTAAGGCGCGCTTCTAAAGGGTGCAGGGAAACCACTTCATACTCTCCCCTCATCATTATTACAGTGTCACCTAACTGAACCTCCTCTGACGACGCAGAATTTACGGTAACGGTGATCTCTTTCTTTGCTGCTTTATATCGTTCTGTCTCGGATGCCGTCACAGTGATCGTTGCCGTTCCGGCGTTCTTGATAACGGCAACGCCTTCCTGCGTCATATAAACAACGGCTTCGTCGCTGCTTGCATACGACAATGCCCCATCCCCGTCCGTTGATGCCTGAATGAAAAAGGGATCATCGCCGACCTTCTTCGTAAAATTGGATGCCTCGATGTTCTGCGCCCGCTTCCTGGACTCTGTCAGTTGGTAAGGTATTCCGTTTTTTATAGCGTAGGATTTTGCTTCAGAGCCTTCCACGCAAAGGATACTCAGCTTTCCACATCCTTCAAATGCTCCATCCAGTATCGTCTCTACTGATTCCGGTATGTAAATGCTGCTTAACTGCACGCAGTTTCGAAAAACATCATAATATATCTCGTCAATCCCCTCTGGCAGTTCCAGTCTTTCCAAACTGCTGCAGCCTTCAAATGCCCGCCTCTCTATCGAACGCAAGCTGTCCGGCAAGCCGACATGAATCAAATTTTTACAGTTACGAAACGCATCGTAATTTATCTCGATCACTCCGTCCGGAATCGTGACGCTGCCGCTTTTTCCTTCCGGGCAGCAAAACAAACCTGAAGGAGCGCCTTCTGTATTGGCAAGAAACAACATTCCATCTATGGAACAATACCTCTTATTTTGGCTGTCCACCGTTATTTCAGAAAGATTTCCGCAGTTGTAAAATGTAGTTCCAAGCCTATAATAATCCTCACTGTCATCAATATGGGACACGCTCTTTGAAATTTTGACGCATTCCAGATAAATGCAATCTGAAAATGAGTTGATCACTATCCTTTCCACTCCGTCCGGGATCTCCACTCTGCCTTTTTTCCCCGGAGGGCAGCGTAATAATCTTGACATATCCTTGCTGTACAGGATTCCGTTCCATGAAGTGTATGCCCTGTTACCGGCATCTACCGTAATCATTTCCAGATTGTTGCACCCGGATAACGTTTCACCGTAACCATCATCATCCATACCTCCGAAAAAATCAACCATATCTTTCCCGATTGTAATCTCGGTTATCTCCTCGCAATTATGAAACGCTCCATATGAAATTGACCTGACGCCATCCGGAATCTCTACGATTCCTTTCTTTTTGGCCGGGCAGCGTATTAACTCTCCCGTATTATATAATATGCCATTTTCAGAAGTATATTTCGTATTTCCTTCTTTGACTGCAAATTCTGTCAGATTCCTGCAATTTTGAAAAGCATATTGAGATATAGAAGAAACATTCTCTGGCACTTCCACCCTTCCCGCTTTTCCCGGAGGGCAACACTGTAAAGTCAAAGTATTACTGAATGTATCTTTGGAATACAGCATACCCTCTTGTGAACAATACGTCGAGTTGCCAGCATTTACAACAATCTCCGTCAGACTCCTGCAATTGGAAAACCCGCTTCCCATCAATTTTCCAAGCATAATCCTTATCTCTGTAACGCTTACCGGAATTGTCATGCTCTCCAATTTGGAACACTGATTAAATGCGCCGGTTTCTATTGTCTCAATCCCGTCCGCCACGACCATTCTTCCGGTTTTCCCCGCAGGGCAGACAAGCAATTCCGTCTTATCCTGATTGCATAGAACTCCGTCAACGGAGCTGTAATGCGCATTGCCAGCATCCACAATAATTTCCGTCAAACTTGCGCAATCGCGAAACACATCATATTCCTCTCCCCCGATGTTCGTCACGCCCGCAGGAATCGTTATTCCTGTCAGTGCATCACATCCATAAAATGCCGAATCTCCAATCATAACAACAGCTTTTCCATTAACGCTTTCCGGAATTTCAGCCTGTATGCCACTTCCTTTATATTTTATCAGCTTTAATGTTCCATTCCCCATTTCCTCAAATTGAAAATCCCCTTCCGTAATAGACTCATCCCCAATAGCCTCACTGTCCTGAGCCACCGCTGCCGCACACGGCAATCCAGCTCCGGCAGGTTCCATGATTCCAGTTGCCATTGTGAAAACTACCGTCAGAAGTGCTGCCACTATTCGTTTCCTCATTTCGTTTCTCCTCCTCTTGTATTTTTTATATTCACTTTTTATATTTCAAATTTTTATCTTTTCCTAATTATAATACTGCTTCAAATTTTACGTCTGTTCCATTGCCTTCTCTTGCCGACAGGATTGCTCCGTCGCTTCCTGCGCCACCTTCATGCTTCTTGCAATCAGAATTAAAATATCCTTGTTCTTCTCTGACAGTTTGCCATATATCCTCTGCATATCTGTCCGTTTACTATCCATTGATATTTCCCCTTTCTTATTTTATCCATTATTGATATTATTTAATTATAATACATCATTAGATGATTTCGGTCAACGTCTTTCTAATATACCGCTTGACTTTCCAATCATTGATTGATACCATTTCTTAGGAGGTGCCAACATGAACAACCGTATCCGTGAATTAAGAAAATCCCTTGACCTAAGCCAGAAACGGTTTGCAGAAAAAATCGGCTTAAAGCAGAATGCCGTCAGCTATATGGAAAAGAGCGGCGCGACCGTCACAGAACAAAACATCATGGCAATCTGCGCGCAGTTTTCCGTAAATGAAGACTGGCTGCGCACTGGCTCCGGGAAAATGTTTATAGAAAATGAAAAGAAGCAGAAACAGTTCTTCGATATATTTGACGAGCTTTCCCCTTATTTGCAGGACTACCTTATTAAAACTGCGAAAGATCTTTTAGAGGCGCAGACAAAAATGCAAAATGACCGCAACAATGCTGACTGACACTTTCCTATGATTTCGTCTATCATAATCTGCATGGGACAGGGACCTGCACGACAGGCCGAATGCCTGGCGGGTTCCTGTCATTCAAATATTCCACCTTCCTCCTATATAAAAATTCTATATTGCAACAACATCCCAAAACGAAGCAATCAGATTTTTTAAAGTCACATCCAATAAACACTGTAATAATCCGCATTACGCCGATATAACCCTAAAAAATGATTCAGGAGGACAGACTTTATGTTTGAAAAAGAACCCGATTTACTGACACGCAGACAATGTCAGGAGTTGCTTCACATAAGCAAATCCACAATGTTAAAATTCATACGCGAAGGGCTGATTCCCGCTCGAAAAATCGCGGGCAGAATCCGAATTGAAAAATCAGACTTGATTGAATTTATAGAATACTCTTCTTACTGGAATTAATATTAGAAAAGCTCATGGAATAAACATCTTATCCCATGAGCTTTTATCACGTCACGCCAGGACAGCCTTATATGCGCCTGATTCCAAAAACATTCCCGTTCTCCTAAAGAGCCGCTTACCGCTGCTCGCCAGACTTTTTTAAGACATCTCCCATAATGTCATTCATCGCCTCCGTCCCCCTCTCGACGGAATCGTCAAAAGAATGCCCGTAAATATCCGTCGTGGTCGACACTTGCTTATGCCCTCCTATCTTAGCCACGTCCACCGCGCTCATCTTTGTCATCAGCATACTTAAATTTGTATGCCGCAGATCGTGATACCGAATGTGCTTAAAGCCGTTCTTTTTCAGAAATTCTTTATACTGGTTGCTTAACGAGTTCGGGTTCCACGGTCTGCCGTTGTCATGGCAGAATACAAACCCGCGCTCCGCATAATACTCCCCCTGCAAAAGCTCCCTCATTTCCTCCTGCCACCGCCTCGTCCTCACAAGGCACTCGTAAAGCCAGTCCGGGATTCCCACCATGCGGATCTCCTTGTTCTTGGTTGACTTCCTCTCTACAACCGTGCCTTTCGCCGTCGTCCGGATCTGGCAGATCTTAATTTCCCTGCCCTCCATATTTACGTTCTCCCATTCCAAAGCGCAGGCCTCCTCCCGTCTGCATCCGCACCAGAACGCCAGATTGACAGCGATTTCAAGATCCTGGCGGCCACTCTTACGCAAAGCAAGCAACAGTCCCTTCGCTTCCTCCGGGGAATAGATTTCATGGTTAAATTCCTCGACCGGATATGGCTTAATGGCGTCCACGGGATTTTTATAAATGCCGTAAATTTCTTCTTCCGAAATCATATAGTCAAACAGCGTGTGCAAATGCGTCCTGTGCTTGTTCACCGTCTTTGCGCTTAACCCCTTTTCCTTCTTTAAATATGCCATATATGCCCGGACAGAGGAAGTGTTGAGCCTGTCCACCCGAACATCTCCAAAATATTCCAGCATATGCCGCTGGAGGTTCTTCGTGGAAGTCTGCGTCGTCTCCGCGTTCTGCACGTCGCCTATATTGGAATTCCAGTTGTCCAGTAATTCTCGAAGCGTAACCTTCGTCGGCTTCCGCAGCGTCTTTTTTGTCAGCTCCGCTTCATGCAGCTTCAATATTTTGCGGGCCTCCGTCAGATTCCCCTCAATTACCTTGCTGCTTGAAATCAGCTTGTTTCTCTCATCCCTGCCAAAGTATAATACAACTTTATATTTCTTTGGGTTATCCATGCTTTGATAAATATTCTTTTCTACTTTTTTCCATGTAACTCCCATTGATTTCCCTCCAATCCTCCGAAAATATTTGCTCTCTGTTTGTTTTTTGAAATTTGTTAGTTTTTTTTGTTAGTTTTTCTATTATAACACAGAAAAAATCCCTCGAAAACATTATGTTTTCAAGGGATTGTACAGCGTGCGTGAGAGGATTCGAACCCCCGACACCTTGGTCCGTAGCCAAGTGCTCT